AATACCATTAATTGCTTCTTGTCCTTTTTCAATTATACTATAAAGATTACCTCTAGTATATTCATAATCTTTTGTAATATCATCCTTGGTTAGTCTGTCAGGTTTTTCCCTATCAACACCAACAACCACTGCACTCTCATCTACTGTAATCTCAGTAGGAGTAATGTTAAATTCATCATTTAATGACATATATTATACCTAGAATGTATTTCCATCAAATCCAAAATCATCACCAAACTGAATTAGAGCACTGTCTACCCCAACTCCAGCTGCATTATCCGTATAATCAATACCAAGAACCTTGGCACCAAGTACATGATTTTGAACTGTAGTATTGTCTTGACCTCTCTTCACTGATAGTTTATTACCAGTGACAGCTTCCACATACATCTCCTCAGTACCAACATAGATGTACTTCTCTGCCTTAACAGCTGTTCCACCATCAACCTCAAGAATCTCATCTGTAAGATTAACATTCTCAGCAAGGAGTGTTACAATATCACCAGTGTAATCCTTAGTAGCCCTAGGAAGAACTTGATATGTAAGATCTCTAGAAGGTGAAGAACCAGGTGCCTTGGAACCAGCAACATAACCAATAGAAACCTTCTTGATAATATCTCCACTGATATCGGAAATAGGTCCAAAAATGTATGTTTTAGCAGTAAAGCTGAATGTATAGATAAGAGCTCTTCTTGTATCAAAGTTACCTTCATAATCATCTTCCATAGTGATGTTATCCAATTGAATAGGAACATCTCTTTTCTCTTTCAAGTTACCAAGAAAGTTAATAGGAAGATTATAAGCTGGTTGGAAATAAGGAAGAATCTGTTCAGTAATCTGAAGCATATCATCATTGACTTTAGTCATGACGGCTAGCTCAAACCTCATATTATAAGGTACTGGCATATACACCCTTCTCACTTCATTACCACTAGGATCTTGAGTGACAATTGACTGTGTTTGAGTTGACTTCCTACTTGGGTCATATTGCAATCCCAAAAATTCAAATGACATTCTAGGAAGAGTCATCTGTGTAGGAGCATTCAAATCAGCTTCCTGCTGCATTCTAGCAAGAAACTTTTGAGTTGGTCCATAGGCTAAAGGAACTCTAATATCTCCAGAATCCTTCTTTACCTGAATACCATTAAATAAGGTCCCAAATCCAATAATAACGGATCTAAAGATCTCATTATAGAAATACTCAAACATTAATCTATACCTTTACTATACACTATTTAACAAATTATTAAGGCATCCCAAAAGGATTAGTCTCCGTGAAGTCCAGAATAGAATCTCCCTGAGTTTCAATATTTGCATTATCTGCAAATGGAGTAGTAGTTAAAGTTTCCTCAACATTTGTTCTAGAAGTATCATAAGTATTGGTTGAACCAATAACATAGACAGCTCCAGATTCTCCACCAAGAACTTGTTCCCCTCTAAGGAAGGTTCCATCAACAGTAGCTATAGACAACTTACTACCAACAACATTCCATTTTCTAACTCTAGCGGTGGTGCCAGAAGTTTGGCCAGTAACTACCTCATTATAGATATATGACCCTGTTCCAATTCCTGTAGCTCCAGGAGCATCAATAGTAACAGTTGGGTTTCCAGTATATCCAATACCACCATAAGTTACATAGAAAGCTGTAACAATACCAGAAGCATTGATAGCTGCATAACCAGTAGCACTATTAATACCACTAGGTGGAGCACTAAATGTGACTGCAGGACTTGTAGTATATCCAGACCCTTGACCAGTTAGTGTTACAACTCCTACAGTGCCTGTGGATATTCCTGCTGTAGCAGCAGCCCCAACTCCACCACCACTTTGAGTTCCAATACCTATTGTAATCCAAGGAGCAACTGTATATCCACAACCAGAGTTAGTTATATAAATGTGTTGAATCTTGCCACCTTCTTGAGTACCATCACAGTTAATAAATGTCTGGTTAATTGAAGCAATACCAGTAGCAGTTATTCCACCTGATGGAGCAGAAGAGAATCCTATAACGGGTTGGGAAGTATACCCATTACCCATATTACTCATATAAATCTTATTAACACCACCACTTGCACAATAAGAAGCACTTGCAGTTGCCTGTGTAGCAGCTCCTATAAGTGACAAGGTTTGAATGTGACCTACCTGTTCAATTTCATCATCAATAGCTTCAATACCAGTATCAATAACCTCATCCTCATAACGGAAGAGTTCACATCTCAGTTGATAAACATAATTTTTCTTTAGCTGATAGAATGGTTGTTCATGCTCAACATACTTAATTTCAAACAACCTATCACCCAATGGGAAGTAAATGATATCCCCTTCTTTAGGACGCTCATATAACTCCACCTTAGGAGTATTCTTCATCAAAGGAGCAATATAACTTTCATATCTGTCTCTTGAAATAATCAGAGTAAGATCGTCTTGTTCTTGAATGCCAAACTTTGAAAGAATAGTTCCTTGACCACCATATCCTTCATAGTTATCTACATATGCTTCAATAGGATAAGCATCATCAAAAGTTGATTCTATAACTTCTTTGATAACACTAGTGGTAGTTATATATTTTCTAGGAATATAATAGACCTCCACCCCATACATCTGAATCTGCTCATTGATGAGAGATTGAAGGAGGTTTTGTTCGCTTTTAGAACCTTGAAGAAAGTAAGAATTGAGTACCATGTCTTACCTCAACCAATAAGGTCCAAAGGTGGAAGTTCATAAGTGCTGAGCATAGATGCTCTAATATCTTGTATCTCTTTTTCAGCATCATCATATATTTGTCTTCCATTAAATTCAATACCACCAGGAAGTTTAACCCCACTAAATTTAATCAAATTCATGCCCCATTGCCTCTTCATTAAAGCAGTTCCATATCTCTTAAGAAAGAAATCATTCCAAACACCTGTGAAAGAATTTCCATCTAAAGCTCTCCAACAATCAATAATAATATACTCACCAACTCTCACTTCTGGCCATCTCACATCAATATAGAGCTTATCCATTCTCTGATTAAATCTAATCTGCTTATGAGTATTGAGAAGGAAATTCATAGTTTCCAAATACGTCATAGCCATAGAATAACTCAATAAATCCGTAGTTCCCCAATAATAGACATCGTTCAAGAATAGCTGATATTTAAAGCTAAACATATTATTACTATTAATTGATGAAGACTCATCAAATTGGAAAATCTTATTGACTCCAATGATATCGGATGGTATAGGAAGATAATTACTATTCTCCTCAAAGCTAAACTGGGTAGTAACACCAACAGTCTTATCAACTGTTGTGGTGGTTATGCCAGCAGGATTATCTGAGTTAGCCTTACCTCTATCAATATCTTCTTGAGTAATCTTATACTTTAGATAGGTTTGTGCTACACCATCATAATGTCTCTCATGCCAAAACTGTAAAGCATCATCAATTAAGTCTTCACATTGCTCCTCAGAAATATTAATTTCCAGCACAGGAGCCCCCAATTGCCTAAGGCAATAGTTTTTAAATTCCTCTCGTGAAGCAGGCTGTGCCATGTTATACTAGTATTATTTTTATATTTATGGTGCTGAAGATACTCCTCCTTGTACCAAGATATTTCCTTCAGCTATTCTATAAATGGTAGATCCAGAACCAACCAAAACATCATACCAATATCTTCCTTCCTTCAAATTTCTAGTTTGAGTGGAACCCAAAGAAATGTCAAATTCACCACCCACAGCACTAGTAAAACCAACTGTAAAGGTGGCATTAGGATAAACTGTAGATCCAACAGATACTGATTTAGTCATCTGTGAAGATCCACTATAACCAGTAAAATTATAATTATTCTTATTCGGACTTAGAACTTTAAAACTAGATTTAAAATCTGCTCCAGCATTAATAGTTAAATTAACACCATAGGCGACCCCAGAATCTGGATCAAAAGTAATAGTATTATTAGCCATGTTACTTATCTATTAATGTTTGAATCATACTCTTAATATCACCAATTTCATTCTCTAACTTATCAATCCTTTCTTTATCAGAAAGAAGTTTATCTCTATTAGCCACATATGCTTGATAATCTTGATTGTTTTTATTGATGATAGCTTGTGAGTTACTATCTCTATAAAAACCATCATGATCCTTGACTTTAATTAATGCCATTATGCTAGGGCTATGGATCTGAGGTTTCTAATTTGAGGCGGGAATGTCTGATTTGTACTTGTGCCAATAATCTTAATCCTAAAGGTATTGAAAGGACTGAGATCAACAGCTGTAAACCTATATTCTTTAAAGAAATTCAA